TTTCAGGAGAAGGAATTCTATTTTTATTTGCTTTAGAAATTTTACATTTTGATTCTTCTGACATCCCCTTTCCGTTTCCACCCAGATTAGAATTATATCCTTTGTCTCTGCTATCAAAAATATCTATCCAAAAGATTTCTCTTTCGTTCATTTTCTCATAAGAATTACAATACTCCAAAATACTTAAATCAAAAGATTTTTCTCCATATTTATTGATAGCATTATGAAATTTAACACACTTTCTTCTTGCTTTACTTTCTGAAACATGCTGAGACCATCTATCATTTAAGCGCTGTATTGTTTGTCCTATATAGCATTTTCCATTGTTTTTATTTTTTGCAATATAAATTATTCCGAAAAATCCTTTATTGACTGGTTTTTTCATTTAAAATAACTCATCCAAATCTGGTCAATGCCACACTCGTGATCCCATAAAAACGAAAAAAACCTATTTTGAGAACCAACATAGCCTTTTTCATAACTCCATGCGTCTGTTCCTGAGATAGACGGTAAGTGTCTCAAAGTAGTTGTTCCTTGTTCTATCACTTGTTCACTGTGTAGATGACCATAATGCAATTCTGTTCTTTTTGTAAGTGAAATCAAATCTCTGGCTTCATAGTTTATCCAATCAAATATATTCTTTTTAGGCAAATTGCCGTGGCACAAACCGAGCAAAGAATTTCCAATTTTTCTATATTTTCTTGAACTATGAGAGACATCACTGACTACATATTTATTTTGTCTAAAATACATTTCAATAGATTTATTCAACATATAACTAGATATATAATCATGATTTCCAGAAACAGAAATAATTTCCATTGGTGCAACATCTATAAAAGAATTTATAAATCTCAAAGATGAATCTAAGGCTCGATCAAATGTTTCTTGAAAATTATCTCCGTTTGTTTCCAAAACTGTTCCATGAGTTGTATTTAAAGACTTACTATCAAAATGAAGAATATCTCCCAAAAAAGCAAAAATGATTTTGTCTATTTTTTCATTTCTTATTTTATACAAAATGTCTTTTGTTACATCAATAAGTCGGTCTTCCATTGGTTTGTCATTTTCAACATCTCTCTTACCAAAATGAAGATCTGGAACTGTTATTTCTAAAGTTTTTTCTATTTTTTTTCTATTAGAGAAAGAATAACTTGGAACATCTGTTTTACTAAATTTATGATTCTCAAAAAATCTATCGACATCCTCAAATGTAATTGATTTATTCTGTTTTGGTTTTGCCGTTAAACGAGATTGATAAAGTAATAATCTTCCCTGATCATTCTTTCTTTGAGAATGCCATAAATTATTTCTAACTAAATATACTTCCCATAATTCAGGATCGAGATTATGCAATTCCAACATTCTTTTGGGACTTCTTTTATCTTCTTCACTCATTTCAACAAGTTTATCAGAAAAATAAGTTCCATCCTGTTTTAGTTCAGAAGCCTCATTATATATAACTTCGTCTGCATCAATGTTTTTATCTAAATCCCCTACAATATTATTAGAATTCATTTTTGATGGAATCCCTCTTTTGGATCTTTCTTTTTTAAATGCAGAACGCATAGCTTCTTTAGTAATATATTCATTGGGATATTTTTTCATTAAAATATCCCAATATCGAGGTATTTCTCCTATATAATATCTATAACATTCTTGAAAAACATGATCTTTCAAAAGGTTACTCCTTATTCAATAATTTTTATTTTCATGATCATCACCTATAAACATATTAACTTTCATTTATAAAAAAATAATACTCTGGCATATACATTTTACGTCTCAAAAATAATTATAATAATAAAAATGCGGACAACCTCTTGGCTAAAAAGGGGTGACTTACCGTATATGCTCGGCAGAATCTTTTCAATTGAGTTGCCATCTCACGATTCACTTTCTCTAACCAGAATATTATATACAAAATATTATAGCACTTTTCTTAATTGATAAGAATATGCCAGAAGTAATAAAACGTATCTTTTATTATGTTGTCAAAATGTATCATCATTATCCTCCATCATTCTCACAAGTTCCAGTTCCCTGTCAATCCGCGTTCGTTCGCTCATCGCAAGCTCCAGGTAGTGCTGAATAGCAGTAGGCTGCCAGTCATCATCGTTGAGGTAGATGTCCAGCATGGTGTTGGCGTAGTCGAGGGTGGTCACTTCACCTCTACCCAATACGTCTTTGCCTTTTCAGGGTCAAGCGCCAGTGTCGAAGTGTGTGCAATAAGACACCTGTACACCTTGCTTTTGAACGACACAACAAAATCAAGCGGATAGAACACACCTACCGCCCATACTGCTAATGCAGGTGTAGCATCGTAATACTTCTCCCACTTGTCTTTAGCCTTATCAGGTGCTAACAGTAATGTCGATGTATGCTGTACCGTGCATCTAAACAGATTTTTGGCGTACAATCGCACATCACCAACATGATACAGAACACCTGATTTCCAATCCTCTTTTTGCTTGACTTCGCATAATGTACCGACAAGCAATAACGGGTCATCCGTCCATGTTACAAGTGTGGCGACATCAAAACAATACTCCGCTTCGATTTTCTGTTTGATCTTCTCAACCTTGTCCGCTGTAAGTTTCGGTATCGTGCGTAATGCTGACACCTTTTCATAATCAGCCTTGATTACTTCCGCTGCCTCGATAATTGGTTGCTCCGACAAATCTACCTGATTGATAATCACATCACAAAACCCGTCTATTGCAGGTGCTTGTGTGATGTACTCTACAAATTGTCCAAACTCTGGAATATCTGCATACTTTGTCATACCGACACCGCCTTTGTACATAAGCGACCACTGATAAGATCATTCGCGGCTGCGGAGGAATAAATCAGACCCCAATACCACAAACCGGCATTCGAACCGTTGTTCCAGTTCCCGCCAACATGGGCAACCGCGCATCCTAAATCCCAAATAATTTTTATATCAACCTCACTTTCTTTTTTTTTTTTCAATCCTCAATTCTCAATCCTCAATCCTCAAAACTTGCTTGGGGGGAGACCCCCAAACCCCCTAAAGAGGTTTTTTGAGGAGGCGCCCACCCACGTTCACGCTCGCGCTCGTCGACGAGGCGTTCAGGGCCCAGAGCCAAGGACCGGCATCCGAACCGTTGCCCCAGCTCCCGCCAACACGGGCAACCCTTTGCCCGGACGCTTGATAGTAATAATCTCGATAATAGTTGGCAGACACATCCACGGGAAATTCACAAAACGGCAACAGCGGGTCATAGCCCATGTATTTGACGTAATTATTTGTCATTGAGTTGAGATAACCTAATTGCTCATACGGGCTGACAAACAAATTGCTCGCATATTGTGCTGCATTTTTGCACACCCATGCCCGCCACTCGGTGATATTAATACCATCAATCCATTGCCAGACGTTACCCCAGATATTCTCCACGCCTCGATACACCATCGGTGATTTTCCATTGCCGTTGGAAATCAGAGATCCTGAGCTGGCAGCGATCGATGAGCTGAACCCATTTTTCCAGCCAACATTGTAGAGATAATTTCCAGCGGTGATATTGACCGCAGCACCGTCAAAACTGATCGCCATGTTACTGGCGTCATACACATCGATGCCTGTAATCAGCCGTCCATAAAACACCTGATTGCCACCCTGGCTTGTCCCAACCGCAATCGGTAGCCCAACGGCATATAGCGCTGCCGTCGCATTGGCAACAATGATCCGGTTTGTGCTCGTCTCCGTAACCGTCGCCAGATCGGTCGCAGTATATCTTCCGGTTGTCCACCCCTGCATTTTGGATTGTCCGTCCAGCGTGGCGTATTCGATCGTGAACCAGGTCTGCAACATGTCGTAAACATGTATGTCCATCTGTTGATAACCATTCAGCCCGCCGGTGTTATTCGCCTGCGCATAATTTCGGAACGTTACGATGTTTTGGTTGATCAACGGGAATGTTCCAGCCTTCGATTCCAGCTTTCCGCCACTCTCGCTGGCAACATATTTCCCAACCAGAATGTAATCCAGCCACTTGTGATTCACAAAATCGTAAAAACACCACGGGCGATATCCGCCAGGTAATGCTGCATACGACATCTGCTTGGTTAATCTGCCATCAGTGCTGGTCTTACGAATCCAGTGTAGTGGGTATTTCACAAACACATTGCCCAGACTGTCTGTAACCTCTTCCAGATCACCAAACATCTCCGCACTATCAAAATCATTCGTCGGGGTGCTGGCTCCCTCACCTGCGTTTGCAACCATGCCCACGCTGGCATTTGTGCGAACAAGCGCATTCGACGTCTTATCCCACATGACACCGTACACCGCTTCGCCTTTGTAGGTTATTTGTGTGAAGTTGACAGAAGGACTTCCCCCCAACACAGTCAATAATCGTTTACTCATCCATCCTCCTTACCAGAACTTGAAGGGGCGGCTGAGCAGATGAATGTCGTTTCCCCGACTTGGTAGCTCATGAAAACCGCCTACCATTAATATTATCATAGATTCCTCCTAAAGAGTTCTTGTTACAAGAGTAATGATTCTACTTCCAGATTGAGCAACAGGAGAAGCACTTAATCCCGAAACAACTTTCAAATCAGTTACACCATAAAAGTTTTGAAAAACCAAAGGATACCATCCTCCAGCAGAAGCAGAAGTAATATAATATTCTGTTCCTGTATCATATCCTTTTAAAGAAGTAAAAATACCATCACCATGAGAAACTTGAAAAGAAATATTGTTTGTAGTCCAATCTAAAGGAGTAATTAAAGCGGCAAGATCCGTATTGTTAACTGTAACAGAACCAGATATTCCCGAACCTGAATCCATAATTGTTAAAATTTCATTTCTCAATGTAGATTCAGATATTGAAGTTAAAGGATATAAAATCAAATCTTCTCCAACCCTATACCATTTTTGTGTATCCACAATATAAACATCAGCACCAATCCAAGAAGCATTATCAATTTTTCCACCAACTATATCAGTTGATAAAGCCTGATAACTTTTTTTATTATTTTCACTTATTACTATTAAACTC